GGTGCTGCTGGCGATCGACGGCAACGAGGGCCTGAAGGCGGCGGTGATCCCGGTGATCCTCGCCTACGCCACGACCGATCCGCTTCTCTGACCCCACCCCGAAAGGACTGACCCATGGCCCGCCAGCCCGGCGCGCGGACGCAAGTCGCGTTCGCCTTCGAATCCGTTTACGGCACGCCGCCCGCCAGCGGCTATCGCCGGATGCCCTTTGCCACGACGACGCTTGGCTCCGAACAGGGCCTCCTGTCGCCCGAACTCCTCGGCTACGGCCGCGATCCGCAGGCGCCGATCCGCGATGCGGTGAACGTCGATGGCGATGTCGTCATTCCGATGGATGCCGAGAACCTCGGCTTCTGGCTGAAGGCGATCTTCGGCCAGCCGGTGACAACTGGCACCACGCCGCGAACCCATACCTTCCAGTCGGGCGGATTCACGCTGCCGAGCATGGCGATCGAGACGCAAATGCCGGACGTGCCGCGGTTCGCCATGTACTCAGGCCTCGTCGCCGATCGCATCCAGTGGCAATCGCAACGTTCGGGGCTGCTGACCGCGACGGTTGGCCTGATCGGCCGGGGGGAGACGGTTGCGGCAACGACCGCCGCCGGTGCTCTGACCGACGCCACCCTGCCCTTGCAGCGCTTCGGCAATTTCCAGGGGTCGATCACGCGGAACGGGGCGGCGCTGGGCAACATTGTCTCGGCGCAGGTGTCCTACGCCAACAACCTCGACCGGATCGAGACGATCCGCAACGATGGGCTGCTTGAGGGACTGGACCCGTCGATGGCTGCCCTCACCGGATCGATCGAGGCGCGGTTCGCTGATCTGACGCTGGTGAACCAGGCAATTGCCGGTGACCCTTGCGAGCTTGTCTTCGCGTGGAGCCTTGGGGCCAACGCCTCCCTAACCTTCAATGTCCACGCGGCCTACCTGCCCCGCCCCCGCATCCCGATCAACGGGCCGCAGGGCGTGCAGGCCACTTTCGAATGGCAAGCGGCGCGGGCGACGTCCCCCGCCCGCATGTGCACCGCCGTCCTTGTCAACACGACCGCATCCTACTGATCCCCAACACGGAGCCCTCCCATGATCCGCCTGAACCTTTCCCCCGAACCCGCTTGGCTCGATCTCGGCGGCGGCGTGCGCCTGCGCCTTGCCCCCCTGACCTCCGCCCTGATCGGTGCGGCCCGCAGTGACGCGCAAGTCGCCAGCCTTCCCGAAGACGCCCCCGCCGATCAGGTCGCCGTCGCGCTGGCCAAAGCGATCGGGTCGCTCGCCATCCTCGACTGGGAAGGCGTCGGCAATGCCGAGGGCTATCCGGTGCCGCCCACGCCCGAGGCGGTCGCCGCCCTTCTCGATCTCTTTCCGCTCTTTCAGCGGTTTCAGACGGACTATGTGGCAAAAGGCCTGATCCTGGCCGATGAGGGAAACGCCTCCGCGCCCTTGCCGAATGGCACTTCGGCGGGGGCGAAGGCTACTGCGCCGGATGCGTAAAGCCCTGCCCTGTCTGCCCCGCTGATCTGCACCGCCCTCGCACCTTTGAAGCCTGGCAAGTCTGGGAATTGGCCCAGTCCCTGCGCGGCCAATTCCGCGCCATCCCCGGCGGGGTCGTGGGCTGGGATATGACCGCCGCCCTGGCCATGGCCGAGGCGCTGGGCCTGAACCGGCTGATCGCGGCGGAACTCCTGCCGCTGATCGAACCCTTCGCCGTGCGCGGCATCAACGCCCAAGTGAGAGCCCAGAACCATGACGACGCGATCTGAACGCCGGGTCTCGGTGCGCCTTGTCGCGACCGGCGGCCAGGCGCTGAAGGCCGAACTGGTCGGCATCGGTCAGGAAGGCGCCCGCGCCCTGACCTTGATCGAGGCGGCAGGGCCCCGGGCAGCGGCGGGATTGAACGCGGCCGGGGTGTCGGCAGGTGAGGCCATGCGCCAGATGCAGGACCTTGCCGATCGCGCTGCCCGGGCGGCCAGCGCCTTGCGCCAGGCGGGGGCAGTATCTGGCACCGTCATGAAGACGGTGAACCGCTCGACCGGCGTCTCGGGCGGGATGTCACGCGACGCGGCGGATGTTGCCGCCTATGGCCGGGCGCTCGATGACCTGCGGGCCAAGCACAATCCGCTCTTCGCCGTGGTGCGGGAGTATCGATCGACCCTGACTGAGATCCGGCAAGCGCACCGCGTGGGCGCAATCTCGGCCGAGGAGATGACGGCGGCGATTTCGCGCGAACGGCAGGCAACGCTCGCAAGCATCACGGCGATCAAGGGGCGCACCACGGCGCTGGGCGGCATGAGCATGGCGACGCGCAACGCCAGCCACCGCATGGCGAACCTGTCCTTCCAGCTTCAGGACATCGGGGTTTCGCTGGCGGGCGGCATGAACCCCTTCATGGTCATGGCACAGCAAGGCAGCCAGATTTCCCAGATTTATGGGTTTGGGAATGGCGGCGTCGGCGCCCTCTTCCGCGATCTGGGCGGCATGGCCCGCACCCTCGGCCAAGGGGTGCTGCAAGTTGCAGGGCGCTTTCCGCTGGTGACGGCCGCCGTGGCGCTGGGCTCGGCAGCCATCGCGGGCATGTGCAACGAGATCAACGAGACCACCGGTGCGCAGGTTAGCTTTACGGATGTAGCGCGGGCCGCCTGGCAGGTCTTTGCGGAGAACGTCTATCAGATCGGCAAGCCGCTCTTCGACACGATCCGGGGCTGGTGGGACAATGCTGTCGCCTGGGCAGATTGGGCCTGGGAGCGGATCGTCGACGGCGTCATCTGGATGGGCGACCTCGTCATCAACGCCTTCAAAGTCGCGGCTGCGGGCGCCACTTACGCCTTCCAGGGGGTGCCCGATGCCGTCGGCGCCCTCGCGGTCGGTGCTGCGAACGCGGTGATCGACGCAGTGAACTGGATGATCGAGAAGGCGCTGGCCGGGATCAACGCCCTCGCCGAGGCTGCGAACGCGGCGCTGGAAGCCGTCGGCCTTGATCCGGCCCTGTCGACACTGGACCCGGCGACCTTTCGAATCGACAGCGTGGCCAACCCCTATGCCGCGCGTGATGCCGAACGTCGGGCGGCCTTGGCGGCGCAAATCCGCGGGATCGTGTCCGGCTCGCCGCTCTCGGAATACTTCAACGACGTCCGCGATCGGGCCCTGCAAATCTCGGTCACCCCGGACGATCCGGCTGAAGGTGGCGCGGGTGGCGGCGGTGGTCCATTGCAGACGGCCGAAGAAGTCGCCGCAGCTGCCGATGTCGCTGCGACTGGCTGGGCGGCGGTCAGTGAGGCGCTCTCCACCTATGCCAGTGAGGCCACCAATTGGGGCGGCAGCGTCGGCGAGGCGATCACCTCGGCCTTCCGGGCCGGGGAAGAGGCCGTCGCGGAGTTCGTCCGGACGGGGAAGCTCGACTTCTCAAGCCTTGCCACCTCGATCATCGCCGATCTGGCCAAGATCGCCTTCCGCCGCTTCGTCTTCGGCCCCCTCGCCTCGGCGCTGGGCGGGGTTCTGGGCGGGATCGGCGGGGGCATTGGCAGCGGATCGATTTCCGCCGGGGTCTACCATTCCGGCGGCCGGGTGCCCGGCCCCGCAAGCATGATGATCCCCGCAGCCGCCCTCGCGGCCGCTCCGCGTTTCCACAATGGCGGTGGCATGGGCCTTGGCTCCGACGAGTACGCGGCCGTCCTCCTGCGTGGCGAACGCGTCCTGAACCGTGCCGAGACCCGCGCCTGGGAAGGCGGGGCTGGCACCACCGTCAACATCTATGCCCGCGATGCCGAGAGCTTCCGCGCTTCCCGCGCGCAAGTCGCCTCCGACATCGCCCGGGCCGTCGCCTATGGCCGAAGGAGCAGCTGAATGGCGTTTCACGAGATAAGGTTTCCGGACAGCATCAGCCGGGGCGCAAAGGGCGGGCCGGAACGGCGCACGCGCATCGTCGAACTGGCCTCAGGTGACGAGGAACGCAACGCCTCTTGGGCCAACTCGCGCCGCCGGTACGACGTCTCCTATGGTGTGCGCCGGGCCGACGATCTGGCCGCGGTCGTCGCCTTCTTCGAGGCCCGCAACGGGCGCTTGCACGCGTTTCGGTTCAAGGATTGGTCCGACTACAAATCCTGCCTTCCCTCGGCCACACCCGCCCCCACCGACCAGATCATCGGCACCGGGAACGGCAGCACGACGGCGTTTCAGCTGGTGAAGACCTACGCCTCCGGCGCGCAATCCTGGACGCGGGCGATCCTGAAGCCGGTTTCTGGCAGCGTCACCGTTTCGTTGAACGGGGTAGCGCAAGGGTCCGGCTGGTCGGTCAATACGACGACCGGGCTTGTCACCTTTACTGTTCCCCCCACCGCCGGTGCAGTGATCCGGGCCGGGTTCGAATTCGACGTCCCAGTGCGCTTCGACACTGACGAGTTACCCGTCACGCTCGACATCGAACGCACCGGCTCCATCCCCTCCATTCCCCTCATCGAGGTGCGCCGATGACCCCGCCCAAAGACCGCAACACCATGGGCTTCGTGGCCTACGTCAGTCTCGCGCTGGCCCTTTCGGCCCAGGGCGGCGCCGCGATCTGGTGGGCCGGGATCATCAACACCCGCGTCGCGATGATCGAACGGCAGGTCACGGAACTGTCCGTCATCCGCCCCGAGCAAATCCGCGACATGGCCGAAGCCCTGCGCGCTATCGCCGTGATCGAGGAGCGGATGATCCGCCTCGACGAGAACATCGCCCGCATCGGCGCCGCCGTAGGCCGCCTTGAACAACAGGACCGTACCCCATGAAGACCCTGCCCGCAGGATTTCAGGCGCATCTGGACGAAGGCACGACGACGCTGGCTTGGTGCTGGCGGCTGCAACGCCGCGATGGCGCGGTGTTCGGGTTCACTGACCATGACCGGGTGCTGGTCTTCGCTGGCACCCGTTTCGAGCCTGAGACCGGCTTTGCCGCCAGTGAGATGAGAAGCCTGGGCGATCTCTCGGTCGATGCCCAGGACGTCCAAGGCGCGCTCCGGTCTGACCGGATCACCGAGACAGATATCGCCGACGGCCTCTGGGACAACGCCGCGGTCGAGGTGTGGCTCGTGAACTGGCAGGCGGTCAGCCACCGCGTCCTGATGCGCCGCGGCAGCATCGGGGAGATCAGGCGCGGGCGTCATGCCTTCACGGCGGAAGTGCGGGCGCTGGCGCATCTCCTGAACCAGCCGGTCGGCCGGACGTTTCAGTATTTCTGCGACGCGACTCTGAGCGATGTCCGCTGCGGGGTGAACCTGACCAGCGCTCTTTATCGCGGCACCGGGTCCGTCACGGCCATGATCGGCGACCGGCGCTTCACTGTCGCGGCCGGGTTGGGTGGGTTCGCTAGCGGCTGGTTCGATTTCGGGGTGGTGGAATGGACCGCTGGCGCCAATTCCGGGCGGCGGGCAGAGGTAGCAAGCCATACCCTCGCCAGCGGCACGGCCACGATCACCCTGATCGAGGCGCCGGTGCGCCCGATCGCCCCGGGCAATGCCTTCACGATCACCGCAGGCTGCGACAAGCGCCACGCCACCTGCCGCGACCGCTTTGGTAATGCGATCAACTTCCGCGGCTTCCCTTCCATCCCCGGGGACGATCTGGTCACCCGCTACCCGAACGAGACCGACGCAAACTCCGGCGCGCCGCTGCGCCCACTTGCCGACGGCTAGAATGGGCAAACGTCGCGCGCTTGGCGGAGGGGATTCGCCCTCGGAGGAACCTCTCCGCGCTCCGGCCGATCCCGCCCGCGTGGTGGCGATCGCGACAGGCTGGCTTGGCACGCCTTACCTGCATCAGGCCTCCGCCCGGGGTCTAGGCACCGATTGCCTCGGGCTTGCCCGTGGCATCTGGCGCGATCTGCATGGGACCGAACCCGTCGCCCCGCCGCCTTATACCCGCGACTGGGGCGAGAGCAGCGGCCGGGAAGTGATGTGGGAGGCGGCCCAAACCTTCCTGATGGAAGTGCCCGATTCAACTGCGGGTCCAGGCGCACTGATCCTGTTCCGCATGGTGGCGACCAGCCCGGCCAAGCACTGTGGCATCCTCGTGCCGGGGGCAGCCGAGCAGCTGGATCTCATCCACGCCCGCGAGACGACCGGCGTCACGCGCGAACCCTTTACTTTGCCCTGGCGCCGTCGCGCCGTGGCGGCTTTCCTCTTTCCAGGCTGATCCCCATGGCAACGATGCTCCTCGCCGCCGCCGGTTCCGCAATCGGCAGCGCCTTCGGTGGTGCGTTTCTCGGCTTCAGCGCCGCCACCATCGGCGGCGCCATCGGGTCTTTCGCGGGCTCCGTCATCGACAGCCTGATCATCGGCTCGCTCGCGCCGGACCAGCGCATCGAGGGCGCGAAGCTCGACGACCTGCGCCTGACCTCAGCCACCGAAGGCGCCGTGATCCCGCGGCTTTACGGCACGATGCGGCTGGGCGGGAACATCATCTGGGCGACCGACTTTCGCGAGGAGCAGTTCCGCCAGACCCAAGGCGGCGGCAAAGGCGGCGAGCCGAAGGTCGTGACCGAAGGCTATCGCTACTACGCCTCCTTCGCCGTGGCCCTTTGCGAGGGTCCGATCGGCGGCGTCTGCCGTATCTGGGCCGATGGCAAACCCTTCGACGTGCCGGGCGCCGTGATCCGGGTGCATCTTGGGTCCGAAGCCCAAATGCCCGATCCCTTCATTGAGGCGAAGGAAGGCGTCGGGCAGGCCCCGGCCTATCGCGGCGTGGCCTATGTCGTCTTCGAGGATCTGGCCCTTGAGACGTTCGGCAACCGCCTGCCGCAGCTGTCTTTCGAAGTGATCCGCCCTTCCCCCGATCCGAACGCCATGGAACGCCTTGTCCGTGCCGTGAACCTGATCCCCTCGGCGGGCGAGTTCGTCTATGCCACCCAGACCGTCACCCGCACCACGGCCGCGCCTGGCCTCTGGAACAGTGGAGGCGGCAATGGCACGGCGGTGCCGGAGAACGAGAACAGCGTCGAAGGCCTACCCGATCTTGTGGCCTCGCTGAACCGGCTGGATGCCGCCCTGCCGGAGTGCGAGGCCGTTTCCCTCGTCGTGTCTTGGTTCGGCACCGATCTCAGGGCGGGAGCCTGCCAGATCAAGCCGGGCGTGGAATCCACCACCAAGACCACTACCCCGCTGGTTTGGCAGGTCAACGGCGTGACGCGCGCAGGTGCCCATGTCGTTTCCACCGTCGATGGCGGCCCCGCCTACGGGGGCACGCCCACCGATGCCGCCGTCGTGCAGGCCATTCAGGAACTGAAGGCCCGCGGCAAGCGCGTGACCTTCTACCCCTTCATCCTGATGGATATCCCGGCGGCCAACACGCTGCCAAACCCCTATTCGCCGAACGGCACCACACCCGGCCAGCCGGTTTACCCCTGGCGCGGCCGGATCACCTGTGCCCCGGCGGCGGGCTTTGCGGGCACGGTCGACAAGACAGCCGCGGCGGGGGCGCAGGTTGCGGCCTTCTTCGGTGCAGCCGCGCCGGGGCAGTTTGCGGTCTCGGGCAGTACGGTCATCTTCACCGGCAGCCCCAGCGATTGGGGCCTGCGCCGGATGATCCTGCACTATGCCCATCTCTGCGCCGCGGCCGGGGGCGTCGATGCCTTCCTGATCGGCACCGAGATGCGCGGCCTCACCCAAATCCGATCCGGCGCTTCCACCTATCCTGCCGTCACCGCCTTCGTGCAACTGGCCGCCGATGTCAGCGCGATCCTCGGGCCCGACACAAAGGTGAGTTACGCGGCCGACTGGTCGGAATACTTTGGTCACCAGCCTGCCGATGGATCGGGCGACGTGTTCTTTCACCTCGATCCCCTCTGGGCCTCGCCGAACGTGGATTTCGTGGCGATCGACAATTACCTGCCGCTCTCCGACTGGCGCGACGGCGATGATCACCTTGACGCCCTGGCTGGGTGGACCGGGCCGCAGCAGACCGCCTATCTCCACGCCAATATCGAGGGCGGCGAAGGCTTCGACTGGTTCTATGCCTCCTCGGCCGATAGGATTTCTCAAACGCGGACGGCGATCACCGATGGCGCCGGAAAGCCTTGGGTCTTCCGCCCGAAAGACCTGAGGAACTGGTGGAGCCAGCAGCATATCAACCGCCCCGGCGGCGCTGAAAGCGGCGGGCCGACCGCCTGGGTGCCCGGGTCAAAGCCGATCCGCTTCACCGAAGCAGGTGCCCCTTGCGTGGATCGCGGCACGAACCAGCCGAACGTCTTCGTCGATCCCAAATCCTCGGAATCCCTGCTGCCGCATTTCTCGCGGGGCTGGCCCGACGAGTTCATTCAGCGCCGCTATGCCGAAGCGCTGATCGGCTATTGGGCCAATCCCGCCAACAACCCGGCCGCCAGCCTCTATTCCGGCCGGATGATCGAGACTGCCGAGATCGCACTTTGGACATGGGACGCCCGTCCCTTCCCGGCCTTCCCGGCCCGCAGCGATGTCTGGTCCGATGCCGAGAACTGGCGGCTGGGGCATTGGCTGACGGGTCGGGCCGGGGCCACGGGCCTGGCCGAACTCGTGGCCGAACTTTGCGCCCGCGCTGGGCTGGTTGCGGCTGACCTAGACGTAACCGACCTTGCCGGGTCCGTGCCGGGCTTTGCCGTCAACGCGATCGAAAGCCCCCGCGCTACCATCGAGACCCTCGCCCGCCTCTTTGGTTTCGACGCTTTCGAGGCCGAGGGCAAAATCCGCTTCCGCATGCGGGGGCAGCGGCCGGTGGCCACTATTACCCTCGACACGTTGGTGGCGGCCAGCCGCGAGGCCGAGGATCTGGAACTGACCCGGGCGCAAGAGACCGAACTGCCCCTCGCTCTCAAATGGCGACTGATGGCGCGCGACGAAGAATTCGCAGGCATCACGGTCGAGGCGCGCAGGATCACCGTCGACACGGCGCGGATTTCGGCCGAGCAACTGCCGATCGCCTCGACCAGTGGCGCCGCCGACCGCGGGGTGCGCCGCGCCCTCTTCGAAGCATGGGTAGGGCGCGAGAAGGCCGCCTTCACCCTTCCGCCATCGCGCCTGGCGCTGGACCCGGCCGATGTGATCCTCCTCGATCACGACAACCGCCTGATCGAATTCGCCCTCACCTCGATCACCGATAGCGCTGGGCGGCGGGTCGAAGCCCGCCGGTCAGATCGCGCGCCTTACGATCTGGCCCCTGGTTCCGATCGCGGCGCGACTTCGGGCGCGAAGGCGGTCTACGGCCCACCCCTCGTTGCCCTGATGAACCTGCCACAACTGTCGGAGGATTTTCCCGACTGGCAGCCCTACGCGGCCGCCCATGCCGCCCCATGGTATGGCACGGCGGCGGTCTGGCGATCGGCCACGTCGGACGGCTTCGCGGTCCTGACGACGATTTCCCGGCCTGGCTGGTTCGGCACTTTGGCCTTCCCCTTTTTCGCCGGGCCGACCAACCGCTTTGACCGCGGCAACGAGCTTTGGGTCGACATGATCGCCGGGCAGTTCGCAAGTGTTAGCGATACGGCCGTTTTCTCCGGCTCGAACTGGGTCGCGATCGAGACCGCGCCCGACCTCTGGGAGATTGTCGGTTTCGCCACGGCCAGCCTGCAATCCCCCGGGCGCTGGCGGCTGACCCGGCTTCTGCGCGGACTGCTCGGCACCGAGGACGCCATCGCCAATCCGGCCCCCGCCGGGGCGCGTATTGTCGTGCTGGACGGTGGGGTCAAACCCCTGCCGATCGGCAGCGCCGACTATGGCGCGGCGTGGAACTGGCGGATCGGGGCCTCGAGCAAACCGGCGGGCGATCCGGCAAACCTTGCTGTCACCTTCGCGCCATCGGCCCGCGGCTTGCGCCCTTGGCGGCCGTGTCACGCCAAGCGGATTAACCTGCCCGGCGGCGATATCGCCCTCAGCTGGACCCGCCGCACCCGCGCCATTGCGGGCGACAACTGGGCGCTGACCGAGGTGCCGCTCGGCGAGGCGGCAGAAGGCTACGAGATCGATATCCTGAACGGTGCGGTTGTCGTGCGCACGGTTTCCAGGCTGACGGCCCCGGCCTTCATCTACATGGCCGCCATGCAAATTGCCGACTTCGGCGCCCCGGTTTCCGGGCCTCTCGCCATTCGCATCGCGCAAACCGGCGCGCTGGGCCGGGGTGCCATCCTCGACATCACCCTTTGATCCGGAGGCCCCATGGCCGACACCCCGAACATCCGTCTCACCTTCCTCGAAGCGAACCAGGCGCAGAAGCACATCACCGTCAATGAGGCCTTCCGTGCCCTCGATGCCCTCGTACAGCCTGGGGTCGAAAGCACCGGGCTGAACACCCCGCCCGGATCGCCAGTCGACGGCGCCCGCTATGTCGTGGGCCTGAGCCCCACGGCGGCCTGGGCAGGCCAAGCCTTCGCGATTGCCGCTTGGCAGGATGGCGCCTGGGCCTTCTATCCGCCCGCGGAAGGCTGGTCCGTCTGGGATCGCGCGACAGATGCCGCCCTCACCTTTCTTGGCGGCGCCTGGGTGCGGCAGGCGGCACTGCCCTTCCCGGACAACCTGTTTCGCCTCGCTGACGATGCCGATCCGACGCGGCTCGCGGCCTTCGATCTTTCAGGCCTGTCGACGGGCACGACTCGCACCTTCACCCTACCGAACCTGTCGGCCACGCTCGCCCATCTCGGCAATGCGGCGCAGACCTTTGTGGGGGCGACGACGTTCTCGAACGCGGCCGTGACGATCGGCACGGCAACGACGACGGCAACCTATGGCATCGGCACCGGCGGCACGACCAACGGCGTCACCAAGACCGTGAACCTCGGCACCGGCGGCGCGGCCGGGTCGACGACCGTCATCAACCTCGGGTCAACCACCGCCGGGGCGCTGGGCAGCACCATCATCAACACGCCCACCGTCACTTTTGCGGCCAGCGTCACGGCGATCGGCGCGGCCGCGGCGAACGTTACCGCGCTGGGCTTGGGCCTCGGCGGTGCCTCGCCCGATGCCACAAACCGGCTCAGCGTGAACGCGGCAGCGACGCTGCTGAACAATGCGGGCGGGTCGCATGAGACCACGATCAACAAGGCCGCGGCTGGGAATGATGCCAGCCTTGCCCTGAAGACCGGCTTCTCGGCTCGGGCCCTGTTTGGGCTCTTGGGAACCGACGATGTGACGTTGAAGGTATCGCCCAACGGCTCGGCCTTCTTCGATACCTTTGTGATTGATCGTGCGACAGGCCGGGCCGAGTTCCCCGAACCCCTTATCCTGCCTGGCTTAGCCGCGATCCCGGCCCTTCCCCCGGCGGGGAAGCTCGCCCTCTATGGCCGCCAACGCGCGGGCGCCCCTTGGCTTGAAGTGGTCCGGCCGTCAGGGCGGGATTTCCCGCTGCAACCCCACACCGGGCTGAACCGCATTGGCATCTGGGCACCGGTGTCCGGTACCACGATCGCGGCACAAGGGATTGCGCTGACCAGCGTCGGCACGGTCAGCCACACCGCCTTGAGCGCCGGATCGCTTCTGAACAGTTCCCGGCGCTGGCGCGTCACCTCGGCCGCAGTCGTGGATTCGGTCTGCGATCAGCGCTCGGCCGTCACAACCTGCTGGCGGGGCAATGCGGCGGGCCTCGGTGGCTTCACCCTTGTCGCGCGGATCAGCTTGACCACCCTCCAAGCCACCGGAATGGGGTTCTTCGGCCTACTGGCATCTATCGCAGCGCTGGCAGTCACGACAACCCTGGCGACTCTTGTCGAAGCCATCGGCCTCGGCTTCCAGCGCGGCACGCATACGAACTGGCAACTGGTCCGCAATGACGCGACTGGCGCGCCGACTCTCGTGGATCTCGGGGCCGGGTTCCCGGTTGCCACAGCCGGGCTTCTGACCCTGACGATCTGGTGCCCCGCGGCGGGAACCTCGATCTGGCTGCGCGCCGTGAACGAGCT